CCATGCCGCTTGTAGTTACCGCCGCTGGAGCAGTCTCTTGGGAATAAGATTTCTCGTAATACCTCTGACACAACGCCAGCTCCTGCCCGTAGCTCCTGCGCTCAAACGGGGTGGCGACGCTGCCGGCTTCAAGTTGGACGCCGGTGATCTGCCAGGTGGCACTCGATGTTCCAATCAGGTTGACGTTGCCTGATGCCTGTTGTGCATAGGAAGTCAGCCAAGTGTTTGCGGTGTTGATATAACTAGAGCCAGAGCCAAGGCTGAAAAAGATACGCATACCAGCATTATTGTCTGTCGCCCAAGTTCCAGAAGTTGAAAGCGTTACGGCAACTGATTTGTACTCCCAAGTGTTTGCGGAGTTTACGGTGTATTGAAAAACATAAACACGGCTTTCGTCGCCACTAGCAATGTGGCCGCCGTATGTGCCCGTTATCGAAGATTTAATCCAAAACGAAAGCACAACAGTTGCTGCCGATGCCGTGCCGCCAGCTAAATCAGCAACGTTAAAGCCTTCAATCTGTTGACCAACGCGAGCGTATTGCGTTGCGCCAAGAGAGGAATCAGCAGTGCTGACCGTTACCTTTAGCGAATTGGTGAAACCCGAAGGACCATCGGCTACTCGTTGAACCGCAAGCACCCCATCATTTGACCCACCGCAATTCCAGCGGTCCAGGGTATAGGCGTTGGCAGTCACGTTGACACTCGCCCCAGCATTGCGCTGGTCCAAAACCATTGACCCGTTCAAGATGCGATTGCGCATCCCTGCGAGAGGACCGGAGTTGAGGCTGCTGAGCTGCGCGGTGGCGGTGCCGTCGGATGCCAGCACGATGGCGGGCGAGGCCGCTGAGGCGTGTTGAAGGTTGGTTGTTTTTAAGGTGCTCATGACTCAGCCTCCTGGGGGTACGGGTAGCGGCTGCGGATCTCAGCAACCTTGGCCTGCCACTCCTCGATGGTGGCTTCACCGCGCTGCGCCTTGAAGAACAAGGGGTCGGCTTCGGTGGTGTAGGCGGCAGCGCGTTGTTGCTGGGCAATCTTGCGAGGCTGGTCAGCAATGAGACGATCCAGCTCGGCTTGGATTTCGGCTTCGGTCGGTTCAGTCTGAACTTGATCCAGCCACTCCAGATCATCACCACGCAGCACCCACTCGGCGCCGGGGCGAAGCGACTGAAGCGCATCAGCTTTAGTCGGGTTCATGCCGCTACCTCCATCAGGATCATCGTGGAAGGGTTACCGCCGGGCTGAAAAAGAGACACGCCGGCAGAATAATTTTTTCCGTACAGGGTGTAAGTTACTGATGAAACAGAAGAGGGACTGTCTAAATAATTAATCGGCATTTTTAGGGCTAACTCCACAAGAGACCCTCCCGAAGCAGCCGCTTCTATGTAAGTGCCGTAATCATTGGGATTTGTATAGATGTCTGTTGATCCGCGCTGGATCTTAAATCCACTTCCCCCACCGCCGCTAGAGCTTCTTGTAAAGTCATACTGAACAGCAATCAAAATAAGAACCTTATTAGAAGCGGATGCGGGAGTAATTGTCCCGGTTAATCCAGAGCTAGTCCATGTCGAGCTTGATGTGTAGCTAACAACAGAAGTTGTGCTGGAATAAACCACCTGCAAAATTTTGCCGCCACCTGGCGTTATCCAACTCAACGCCCCCGAACCATTGGTGCTGAGCACCTGCCCGCTGGACCCATTGCCAGTCGGAAGCACCAGCGTGTTCGACCCAGCCACCGCCGGAGCGTCGAGAGTGGTGAAGCCGCTTGTGCTGCCGTTAAGACGTAAGGGGCTCATGATGCACCTCCAAGGATTTGTTTGATTTCGTCAGGGGTAGACGCGCCTTCAATCACGTCTTGGATCAGGGCGTACTTAAAGCGGATCTCTTGCCGCTTGGCTTCAGCTTCAGCAGCGTCAGCACCAGGGATCTGTTTGGCAATCAGGTCGTCGTAGGGCTTGAACTCCTCAGCGCGTTGCTGGCGGCGACGGTCGTGGCCAATCTCTTTGCACTTATCAAGGTCGTGCTCGATGCAGCAGTCGCCCATCACCCACGCATTGCGGAAGTAGCGGTCGCTGGGGATGTCGTCAGCGGAGACGATCTCGTAGGGCACGCCTTCGGGCACATCCTTTGCAGCAACCTCTTCGATAGGCAGCTCGCCGGTTGGAATGATGATGGAGACTCCGCCGGTCTCGTTTTGGTAGATGATCCTATGTTCAGACATGAGCAAACTCTCCAAAGTGGTGAGCGGCTGCCTCAGCGTAGGCTACTTGCGCCTTATGAGGACACTCATAACTGCCAAGGTAAGTGTTTGTGCCGTTTACGCAAATACTGGCAATATATCGGTCGCGCTGTTTATGTACGCCTTTAAATCCTGTTTTGTTGTCCGATCTTATTGATCGGTTTTGCGCGTTAGCTCTTTTGGAAGCTGGCCTAAGGTTTTCAATACGGTTGTCCAATGGATTGCGGTTGATATGGTCTAAGTATTTAGGGCAGTCTCCATGATGCCACAGGTAAATAAGGCGGTGTACAAGGTATTTTTTACCTTCAATCTGAACATATCGTCTACCATTAGGGCAGACAGAACCAGCCTCATCTCCAGCCTTGATTCGATGTCCGATTGGGTTTCTCCAGAACAACCGTCCATCTTTGTAATCAAAAAGATCTTTCACAGGAATTCGTTTCATGGTGTTAGCGGAAGATGGCGACGTAAATTGCGGGACCGTCTACTTTTGTGCCATCGCCTGGATACTCATACACAAGTCTCAGTGATCCGGCGGCTCTGCCTCCGTTGTAGCCTGCAATTATTCGCGTGTATGCACTTGAAGTGCCCTCTCTTTCTAGACTCATAGCAGCGCAGTAATTCGCATCCGCCAACGCCGACGTGAAGTTCACCGTATAGTCCCCCACCCCGTTATCTGTAATGCTGCTCACGTTGTAGCTGGCGCGGATCGCAACGGTGCCGGTGCCGTTGAAGTTCACCCACGCCTTGCAGAGCTGTCCCTGCTCAGTGGTTCCGATCTTGGCGTAGGTGACGGCGTTAGCCGCAATGTCATCGGTGGTGATCACGCCATCGGGCAACCCGCCTGCGCTGATGCCAGTGATTGTTCCAGAGCCAGCAATGGTGATAGGCATGATCAGACAATGACCCAGGATTGGCCGGAGCCGACAGTGACAGTGACCCCGGAGTTAATAGTGATTGGTCCTGCGCTCATGGCATTTTTGCCAGCAGTCAAAGTGTAGTTCGTGGTTACGGTTTGACCGTTCTCGTAGAACACGTCGTCACCGCCGGAGCCGGTCGCCCCACCGCCGATAGAGCCCCAGGTAGTTGTATACCCTTCAAATTTGCCGATGTCGCTGTTGTAGCGAATCATCCCGGAGTTTGCGGTGCCGGGGCGTTGGGCAGTCGTACCCGATGGCAGGTCAAAGTAGCCGGTGGCGCTGTTATCGACGTTGCCGGTTAGCGTGCCACCCGCTTTGGGCAGCGCGGCGTTGGCCAAGTCGTAGGCCGTCTTGACTGAGTTCGGTGTTGCAGCTGTAGTCGTACTGGTGCTGCTGGTGCTATCTGTCAGCTGAACGGCACCGCTTTGTGATGTGGTGGCGGCTTGGATGCTGATGGCTGGTGTCGTTGTGCCAGTTGCAACAACAATCGGCGACGTGCCTGTGACGCTGGTGACGGTTCCGCTTGCTGGCGTCGCCCAAGACAACGTGCCGGAGCCGTTAGTAGACAACACCTGCGAGGAAGTCCCATCCGCAGAGGGCAGCGTCCAAGTGACGTTGCTGGCGACAACGGAAGGGGCTTGAAACGCCACCCAGTTGCTGCTGTCTGCATCAGCAAAGCGAAGATCTGATTGCGCATTTAGCGTTACATCGCCAGTTAATGTGCCACCGGCCTTGGGAAGTGCATTGTTGGCAAGGTCATAAGCGGTTTTGACCGAATTAGGCGTGGCGGCAGTTGTTGTGCTTGTGCTGCTGGTGGAATCGGTGAGTTGCGCCGCAACAGTGACACTGCCCGACCCATTGGTCACAGTGATAGCGGTGCCAGCCGTAAGGGTCGCCTTGCTCAGCGTGTTGCCCGTGCTGTTGCCAATCAGCAGTTGGCCGTCGGTGTAGCTGGTTTGGCCGGTGCCGCCTTTATTGACAGCAATCGTGCTGGCGGACCAAGTGCCGCTGGTCAAAGTGCCAACGCTGGTCAGGCTTGAACCGGTGACGCCACTACCCAAGGCGCTACTGCTAAGCACCTGCGTGCCGTTGATGTAATACCCCTTGCCGCTCGCAAGGTCAACGTGCTCGCTGAACGTCCATGCATCGGTGGCGTCAAACCACTGAATCAGCTTGTCTGTTGTGCCCTTAAGGCGAACGCCTCCAGTGTTGGCTGTCGTATCAGTAGGCGTGGCAACCTTGCCGATGGTGATCTCGGCGTCCTCGATTACGAGGTTTTGCGTGTCGATGGTGGTGGTGGTGCCGTTGACCGTTAAGTCACCTTGGACCGTGACAGCAGAGTCAAACGTTGCGGCGCCGGTTACATCAAGGGTTCCGGGCACATCAACATTGCTAGTCCACTCAACATCAGAGCCGTTGGCGGCGGTTTGCAGCAGTTGACGGGCGGAACCATCGGCCAAGCGGTTGACAGGTATCTCGGCACCCAATCCGCTGATGTAGCCCAGGCTTGCCCATGCCGTGGTGCCATCACCAACCTTCCAGTAGCCGGTATCAGACTCGTAACCAAGCTCACCCGCCAGCAGCGTGGGGTTCTGCGTCGTCCAGTTAGCAGCCGTATCACGCCGCTGCTTCTGCAGTGCTGAAAGGGTGATGCTCATGCGGCGCCTCCAGGGCTGATCACATAGGTGCGAGCTGGCGTAGCTGCGGCAAGGCCACCATCGACAATATAGTCCCTGACTGGTGTTGCGCCAGCCAGTCCGCCATCAATGATCAGATCACTCAGATCAATGGGCTGCGTTTCAAGCTGCACCTCGACGTTGTAGCGGCCGCAGGATGCATGGCTGACGACCAGCGGTGCGCTGTATTTCCATGCATAGTCCGACAGCAACGGCACCGGCGGTGTCGTCATGCCATTCCATGTCTCGGTTGACAGGAAGAAGATGTCGTAGGTGCCCTGCCGGTCGATGTAATGCGCTTTGAGCAGCAGGAAGTCAGCCTCGACCAGATTCAGGTAGCTCAGCTCCAGGCTCTGCCCGATGCGTCGATTGCCGCGCCTGAAGCCATCGCTCATCCCGCTCAGTGATGTCTGCCGAGACTGCGGCGTGTTGCCGGGGCTGAAGACCCGCGTTGATGGGATCAGTGCCGGATAGGTCATGGCGCAATCTCCGAGATCAGCTCCACATCCACGTTGTAGGTGAGCGGTGCGGCCTGATCAATGCTGATCTCGCTGGCGTAACGCCACTCATATTCAACGCCAATCGGCACAGTGGTAAAGCCTGCCCAGACCTGAGCTGGCAGATCAAACGGCAGCAGTGTCCCCTCCTGGCCGTTGTAGTGGTCGAGGATCAGATACATCTGCGTCTCGCTCAGGTAGGTGAAGCCCAGCTTGAGCAGCTGATTCACTCGATCCGTGCCTTGCAGGAATCTGACCGTTGCGCCGCTGGTGCCGGTGTAGACCAGTTGCGGATAATCACCGAAGCTGATCTGACGGCTGGCGGGTTCAAGGCTCGGGAAGGTTGCCATCAGATCACCTCAAACGTGCCGTTCACCACTTCATTGCTGATTCTGGCAATGTCGCTGCCATCAACCGGGAACTGGCTGGCGCTGATCGTGGTGATGCCTGCACTGCTGTGCTTCACGTTGGTGACTTGATACCACTCGATCTCTGTGCGGTTGTCACCGCGGCTGTTGATGCGTTGGCGTTGCACCTTGATGATCTGCGTGGGGATCAGGCTGGTGGTGAGCAGAGCCGTTGAGAAGCTGATCGTGTGGACTGAATACTTCCGCCGCGCCAGTTCGTATTTGCCATAGGTGGTGGCATGAGCAGCTGAGGTGCAGAAGTCCGTCATGTCATACTGCTGCGTCGGCGCGTTGGCGTCAGTGCTTGAATAGCGCACGGTCGTCGTCCGCTGGATGCCGATGGTCAGAGGATCAGCCTCGCGCCACACCAGCGAGATGTTCACGGCACGGCGCTGATCAGCGTCGATGTATTCCTTCTGAAAGCTGCCAGGCAGGATGTCGTCTTCGGTGAAGGTGAGCACAGGCGTTAGTGCCGTCACCTTGATCCCGTTGCTGGCGTTCAGGGGCAGCAGCGGCTGCAGGCTATAGCGGCCATTGCTTGAGACAAACGACAGCAGGAAATACGGCGCAGTCTTGCTGATGTAGTCGATCGTATTGACCGACTGCTCGATGATGCCGTTGAAGAACAGGCCGGTGTTAGTGCAGAACGTCGCCAGTGTCTGCAGGTTGCTCACGTCAATCGGCGCTGCTAAGGCATTGGTGCTGGCACCGCTGGCACGCTTCATCAGCGTGAACAGGTACATCGCCAAGTCAACGAACTGATTGCTGGCGCCCGTGGCATAAACGCCGCCAACTAGGCCGCCGCTGTAAAGATCAACGGTGGTGCCGTTTTCATAGAAGATTGACAGTTGCCGAGTTGTTGTTGGATATGAACCGGAATCTGGCGCGTCGTAAATATTGCCTTCAATTTGCAAAAAAGTGATGTCGGCAAAATCCGTAAAATCAACACTGCTTGGCGGACTGGTAGGGTCAACGTATGGGCTTAGCTTAATTTCATCTTGGCAACCATACAAAGTACCAGTATCAACTGGCAGAGATGTATTAGCTTGCTTGTTCAGCGTGCCATTGCCAAAGATAACTGTATTCGGCCCAGTTCCGCCTAGATTTGTCCAAGTATTTGGCGGATCAATTACATAAGATGTAATCCCAAGATTGTCAATATAGCCAACAGGATGCCCACCAATAATTGACGAGCCAGACGTAACGGCGTTAAACACAAAAGATGTAGTGGCCGGATTAACTCCTTGAGCTGCGAACCAGGCCGCGGTTATGTCATTGCCAGTGTTGTTGTCTATCACTGTTATGTCATTACCTTGATACTCAATTATGGAATTGTCAGTGTCGCCAACTCCCCGAGTAATTCGTTGGATCTTGTAATAGTAAATTGTCGTGTCTGGATTTCTTTGCGTGGAGTCGCCCGTGCCATACAAAGGCAACAAGAAAGAATAGGCGTTGTAATCGCAAAAAATCTTGCCACTGCTGATTGGGCATACATTCTTGGCCGCTTCCATCGTTGCCGATGAAGCATAATAATGCGTGAGCGTTAAGGTGCCAGCAGATAAGAACGTCTGGATGCTTTGAGTGCCAACCCATGCGTAATGCTTCACTGGGCTGCTGACCATTTGCCCTTGAGTGATTGAATACAGGAAGCTGCCCACAAAATCATTGCTTCCAGTCTTCACTAAGGGTGGTTGCACCCAGGTTCCACCAATGCCGCCGCTGCGCTTGCAAAACACAATCGGCACCGTGTCGCCAGCGTTAGCAACAACTTGCTGCTTGCCGATTTCAGCCTGTGGCTTTTTGCTTTTCTGAACAGCAGCATCGCTACGCGTGGAACTGTTGCCGACTTGAGCAGCTGGCTCAGGCTTGGCCGATGGCGGATCGACCTTGTTCCAGCCAACAACAAATTTGTATCTGCCTGTGGTGTAAATTGGCGCCCATCCTTCAGGCATCACCCAACCTCCTGTTTGCGATATTGCTCGATCGCCTGAGCAATCAATCCAGGCGGCACAACAAAACGAGCATTATCAAGCAACTTCACGCAGCAATCACCGGAAAGGTGCTCTCCGTCTGGCGTCTCGTAAATCACCACACCATCAATCATCTTCAGAACCACGTCATTCCGCACCGAACCATCGGCACAGGTGGCGGTGACTCCAATGGCAAGGATGGCTTCGCTCATTGCCCCTGCTGACGGATCAACATGCCTGCCGTGATTTTACGGGTTGGCACCTGTGGCTTCAGCTTATTGATGGCAGGATTCACCTTCCAGCTCACCTCCTCATCACTGACGCTGGCGCCTTCAATGCTGCCGATGTAACGGCTGATCAGTTGGGCGCTGGTGCCATCGAAGAAATCCTCACCCGGATCTTGGATGTAGAGCGACGCGATCACCAAATTGTCAGCAGCAATCGCAGCATCCGTGATGTCCACCAAATCGGCGGTTGCAGCAGCATTGATACTGAGGTCGTTAATGCTGGCCGCGGCTGTCGAGCCAAAGCCATTGACATCAAACGCCAAATAAGCATAAGTACCTGCCACGCCAGCATCGACGCTTAACGTCTGCGCCTCTTGATAGAAGTTCTGCCACTGCCTTGTCGGTGTGCGCAGCCCGCCCGACTCAACGTTGGTGCGGTCAGCGTAATACTCAAGGAAGCACATGATGTCGTAAGCAGCCATCAGCCCATCCCCAGTGCGCTGCGCACGCCGATGTCATTGCGAATCAGATCCAGTGTCTGCTGCACACCGAACTGCACAGCCTGGCCAAGATCTTGCGTGGTGACATAGTTGGTGCCATTCATCTGCGTGACCGGCCCGGTTTGGATACTCACCTGGGCAGTGCTTGGCATCACCACACCACCCTCAGCAAACCGCGGAATCGCAGCAGCACCACGGCGGCCGGCCATCCAGTTGGCGGCAAAACCTGCAGCCTTGGACTGCGGCACGATGTACTCAGGCTCGCCGCCTTCACCAACCATCGCCACTGTCGGACCATTGACCACACCACCCTCGGCAAAGCGGGGCAGGGAAACTGTCGGGATCGTCGGGATGCTCGGCAGATTGAGCCGTGACAGTGCCGCGTTAGCACCAGCGATCATGCGGTTGAGCGCCGAGATGGCACCGTTAATGCCGCGCTCGATGCCACCGATGATGCCGTTCACCACGCCCTTGATCATATTGGCCGCAGCAGTGAAGGGTGCTGCCAGTGCCTGAGCCAGGCCGGAGAACAGCGATTTGATCCCATCCACCATCACCTTGAGCGCATTGGCTACCGGGTCGATGAAGACGATCTTGAAGCCAGCCGCGGCCTGCTGCAGCACCTGACCGATGGCAGCAAACGCCTGCGCGATCTGATCACGGAAGGCATACACCGCCACGCCAGCCGCCACCAGCAACGCCACCCAGCCCACGGGGCCGCTGATGATCGCCAGCAGCAGTTGGCCAAGCGGAGCCAACGCAGCCATCAGCGGCGCGATCGCACCAGCCCAGCCGGCAATCAAGGCGGGGATACTCACCAGCGCCGCAGCAATGCCCGTGAACAATGGCCCCACCAGCGTCAGCACTGAAACCAGTGCCGTGATTGCAGGCGCCAGCACGATGAAGGCGGCAGTCAAGCCGCCCATGATTGCCACGATGTTCTGCAGCGGAACAGGCAGGCCCGAAAACCACTGCGCCAATCCGGCAATGCCCTGTGCCAGTTGCGTAATAAACGGCAGGAGCGCCGTGATGGCTTGATTGAATGGTCCAGCGATTGATCGTGCAACAGCATTGATCGCATCATTGAACTTGTCGGCAGCCTGAGCCATCTGCGTGTCAATGGTCGCGGAATACTGCTCAAGACCGGCGCGACCCTGATTCAGCATTGGGATCAGGTTCATGCCTGATTTGCCGAACAAATCCATGGCCAGCGCCGTCTTCTGTGCGCCATCAGGCATCTTGGAGAACCGATCAGCCAAATCCAGCATGATCTGATCAACGCCGCGGATCTTGCCCTGCGCATCCGTCGAGCTGATGCCAATGGACTTCAACGCCTCATTGGTCTTCGATGCTGGGTCCGCGATGCCCTTCGACAGGCGGCCCATTGCCTTTGACACTTCTTCAATGCTGCTGCCACTGTCAGCCGCAGCTGCTCCAAACTTGCTCAGGTTTTCAACGCCAACGCCAGTGCGCTGGCTGAGATCATTCAGGTTGTCAGCTGCGTCGATGCTGCGCTTGCCCAGTGCCGCCAAGCCCGCAATGCCAACAGCAGGCACCAGGCCGCCCAATGCGCCGCTCAGACCGCTAGTCGCTGCACGCAGCTTGCCCAATGCGCCGCTGGTTTCCTTTGCCTGCTTCTCAGTGCCGCCAAGCGCCTTGTTCAGGCCAAGAATCTCAGTCAGGCCATCAACCGTGGCCCGAATCTTGACGGCAGCATCCATGTTTAGCGCCATCGTTATTTCGCCTTCTCATGCACTGCCAGCAGGATCTCGCCCTCGATCACCTGGATGTCTTCCAGCATGGCCGCGAGATCCGTTGCTCCATACAGTCTAGAGGTCAGTTCAACCGCTAAATAGTCCAGCCCAATCAAACCAGCCGGACCACTGCGCCATTGCGTCTGACAGCGCAGAAAAAGCTGCACTGCAGGCCACGCATCAGGATCCACCTCGAAATAGTCCGGCTGCTTCGGCAGATCAATTTCAATGCCAAAGGCTGCAGCGTCTTCAGCGGTTTGATCAATCACGCCGCCTTTGAGCCAGTAACGCGCAGCCTCGATCAGTTTTTTGTCTTCTTACCCACCACGCTGTCGAAGTAGGACTCGATGATTGCACCGGCCATCATCGGCACATTCAGCAGCTGTGCCTTGCTGGTGGCGCTGTAGGGGATCTCATCACCCTCATCATCAACAATCCCCTCCCAGCCGGCGAGCACCTCATCAGCAATCGAGATGTCGCTGATTTCGCCCTCGCTTGACTCACCCTTCTCCGCAGCCTTCAGGCGTGCCTGCACCTCGGACTGGATCTCATTGATCCGGGACTGCGGCAGGCGCTTGAACTCAGCGTCGAACGATTGCTTCTCATATTTGCCGCCATCGGTCGGCACACGGAAGCTCACCGGCCATTTGTAGGTCGGAGATTGCTTAAGGACAAACGCCATGCAGGATCAGGTGAAGACGATGCTCACCTCATCATTGCCCGAACCGCTCGGAACTGCAATCACCGGGATCGACAGCATCGTGATGCCATCCTGGTCGTCATAGCTCACGTCGCCCACGTCGATGGTGCTGCTGCTCACCGTGACGATGTTGCCAGCGGCAGTGCCGTGGGTGAACTGTAGGTTGCCGAGGGTGCTGTCCGACAGGGCGGCCGTGAAGTAGTTCTTGCTGGCCAACGCCACCGCTTCCATCATCACGGTGCCGGTCACGTTGCGGTTGGTGATCAGCACTTCCTTGGTGCAGCCGACCAACTCGCGGTAGGCAACCTCATTGCCCATATCCATCTCGATGGACTGCAGACAGCCGGCATAGCTCAGCAGTTGGAAGCTGCTGGTATTGCCATCCTTGAACACCAGCGGCACAGCCTGGTTGGTATAGGTGGCAGAGGGCAGTGCCGTGTCGGTCGGTGCGTTGTAGATGCCCGTCATCGTGAACTCGATATACGGGATCTCGCCCACGGTTCCGTTGAGCGTGAAATTGCCACGGCATCCGGTCAGCTTGTGGCGCACGCCGTCCACGTTGTAGTAGAGGGTGACCGAGCTGAAGCTGCTGCTCACCGGCGCATAGGTGACGCTGGTGCTGCTCACAATGGTTTCGCTGAAACCGCAAGCCTTCAGGATCGAGCCGAATCGAGGCGCGGTGCCTGCGGTGCCAGAGCCGGCAAGCTCAACCTGGAAGGTGATCTCAACCCGCGTATTGGCCAGCAGTTGCTGAGAGGCGCCCAGGTACGGGCGGATCAGCTCACGATCAACCGTGTCGCTCTGCAGCGGAGTGATCTCCATCTCACGCACCAGCACTGCATCGGTGCCAGCAGGGGAGCTGTCGGTGCCGTATGTCGCTTCTGCCTTAGCGAGCAGCAGGCGCTTCCGGGTCAGCAGAGCCATCGCTTAATTCCTCGACTTGAGGGTTGAGTGGTTGCGCCGGCTCGGTTCGCTCGATGAGCTTGCGCTTGCCGGTTTTCGGGTTCAGCAGATACGAGCCGCCTTGCCCTTGGTATTCATCCACCATAGTAGCCACTATGCACTGGCCAGATTAGTAACACTGGTGCGATACCGGATCAAGTAATCGCAGCTGATCACACCAGCTGGCTGGTCAGCTTCAACCATCTCAAAATTGACCGACTGCGGCTGCACATCAATGGCATAGCCGTTCAGCGTCAGATCAGCCATCAGCTTGCTGTGCAGGCTTTCGATGATCGGGTCAGCCTGCTGATCCGGCACCGCACCGCGCACGATCACTGCAATCCGTACCGTCAAGCTCCAGTCCAGCGTCGGCAGGCTGGTGTTTTGCTCGGCCTGATCCTGCACCGGCTCGATCACAATGGCCGGGCTCTCGCCCCTCGCCAGCGGCTCTACCCGGCTGCGATAGATCCGCGTGCTGACGCCCGTGGTGCCAGCAAGCACCGTTTCAATCCGAGCAAGGATCGACTCGCGGCGTGTTGTCATGCTGAGGCCACCTGCATCACTGTGCAAATGATGCCCGGAATCCCCGGATGCGCGAACGGACTGGTGGCCGCGGCTTCCGCGTGGATGTAAGCAGCAACATTGCTGGTCGCCCAGATCAGCTCGATGTAGTCCGCTGTGGTCAGCTTCAGCACGAAGTTCACCGTCCCGATCACGTTGCCTTCAACGCCGCCATGGCTGGAGATAATGCTGAACTTGCTGTCGCTATCAGGCACATCACCACTAGCGCCGCTGTCGTTCTTGCGCAGCCAGACGTTGATGTCATGAATCTGCGCGTCGGAATTACTGAACTGGATCGAGAACGTAAAGCTATAAATCCCCGTATGGTCAACCGTGATCCGGCTATCCGAAATCACCTTCACACCACGGTTATCTAGGTCGTTCTTTCGCAGCAGGATCGACGTTGGCGTGTTAGCCGTTGCCGTCTGCGATGTTGTATCCCAGAAGGATCCCCAGTACCCAGGACTGCCGTGATACGGCAACTGATTCCACCTGGTCAGGCCATCGCCAATCTTGATGTTGCCGATCCCCTCTTCGATCCCCAGCTCGCCGGCCATCAACACAGGATTCAGTGATGCCCACTGCGTTCTGCTGTAGATCTTCTGAGAGGCGCTCATGTCTTCTGGATCCCTAGCTGAACAAATTTGCCATCGTCAAGCAGCATCACCTCACGCACCGTGTAGGACACACTGTCGACTGTGATCGAATTGCCGCGGATCAAATTACCGAAATCTGATGCCTTCGCAGTCAGGCTGTAATCCGTGCTGAGCACCATGCCATCAGCCAGCACTTGGCTAGGCATATCCAAGATGCCCTTAGCAGTAACGGCGCCAGCTGTGCAGCTGACGCCGAAATCTGCCAGGAAGATGTCGAGGTCTTCCGTCAAGGTCATCAGCCGTACTTAGCCGAAGCCAGACCGATCACAGCCACGGCACCAGTACCAGAGCCGCCTGCCACGGTCACGGAGACCTTGACAAAGCGTTTGATGTCGGTGACGTTCACATACAGCTTCTGCAGGGAAGCGGTATTGGCGGTGGTGGTCGTAAAAGCGCCACCAGTCACATCGGTGTAGGAACCACCGGAAGTATCGGAATGGGTCAGCTTCACCGCATAGGTGATGCCAGCGCCACCGGCTTCAGCGTCCAGCAGCACAGCGATGTCGCCCTCATAGCCCTGCAGATCAACTGCGGAGCCGGTCGTGGTAGAGGCAACGTTGTCGTTGCGGAGCAGACCGAGGACCGTGGACTTTGAGCCAAGGTTGTGGATGGTCATGATTTAGCCCTCCGTCGAGGAGTAGATGGTTTAGGTGTTGGCTGAGCAATTTCCTCAACCAAATCGGCCACTTTTTCAGTGACCGCAATAGCTTTCCCAATACCGATCAGGAACTTGGCATCCGAGGGGGAAGCCTCATGGACCTCCCCGAGACGGATTACCTGGCCCGCCAGCATTGTTTGCCGTAAGACCTTGATCAACATGATCAGAGGGTGTTGTTACCGCGAGTGAAGGACTCGGGGTGACGAACTGCAATGTCGCAGTCCTGCATGGCCAC